CCAACTGGTATCGCTGTCTGCCACGCCACACTATCAGCACCTCTCCGTCCTTCTCTGGTGCCTCTTCTGGCAGGTCCGGACTGCCCCTCTTGTAGAATTTTAGATGTATATCTCTCCAGTAATCCTGTGTAACTGGCCATAGCATTAAAGGGAAGTCCATCTCACCACCGACGATGTCGGCCTCCAACACATCACGGTCTGGGATCTCCTCGTAGATGCTGGCTGGTTGTATCTCGTCCATGGCCATGGTCTTGATCTTATACTTGCTGGCATGGTCCAGCATGTAGGAATCTTTTGCCCTGAGGTGTTTCATACGGATATTTACTCCATAAAAAAAGGGCGGACCTAACTAAAGAGCCGCCCCTTGGTAATTTAATTTCTTAAATTATTGTATCAACTATTAACTTACACCTGCACTAGTGTCTGACAGATCTTTTGTCGCCACCACTGTTGATGATATGTTTGCTGTTACTTTATCAGGTGTCAGTGCGTTCAACCCTTGGATAGCAGTTTGTATCGCCGCTACCGTTGTAGTTGAACTGATAGTGTCTAAACTGTCTGCTCTGACCATAAACACTTTCGCAGTGTTAGATGCCGCTAGGGCTCCTTCACCTAAAATGTTCACACCTTGGTTTTGGATTGCCTCTTTCGCAAGTTGCAATGCCGCCGTGTTTGCCGAAGCATCCGGGTGAGTTGTTTCACTACTAACGTTAGCCGCAAAGTCAACAGATAAGAAAGCGATTTCAACACCCTCTAATTCTGCAACCGATTGCGAACTGAAGTTTGCTCTTCCGCCTGCTGGTAATGTATTATCGTAAGCCATTTTAAAGTCTCCTATAATGTACTACTGATTGTTATTAGATGTTAGCCACAACTGCAACTGTAGTTCCACCCACGTCGATGCTAGAATCTTCAGAAGTAGAAGTTGAACTTGCTCTACTTTTTACTGTTCCTAACGCTCTCAGGTAAACCTGCATGTTTGCCGCCGCCGCTGTCTGTGGTGATGCTGGAGTACCAGTTCCTGTGTTTGCCCAAGAATCTGATCTTTCAACTGCCACAGTGATAACACCGTTGGTTGTTGTTACATTATAGTACTTTAAAGTACCTCTTGTTGCAATCGCTTGTAACATTCTGTCCACGATTCCATTTGCATGTGTGTTTCCGTCGATGTCAACTGCTGTTCCTGATGAGTCTTTAACCGTTACTGTAAAGTATTCGATTGCTACGTCACCAAATGTAGTTGCATCTGCTACGAAAATCGCATTGTTGTTTGATATTGCCATTTTAAATCCTCCTTTTTTCTGATTATAATGACTATGATACCGCTCAGGTATCAAGTTGCAAGTATTTAGTGGTAAAGTTGGTAAATTATGCTGTAATATTAAGATTTAAGCCACACTTCGTCACTTTTAGTGCGTTTTTGGAATTTATAGCCTAGATCTTTCAATATTGATGCACACTGTTGTGTAATATTGTTTCTTTTGTCTTTTTTCATCTCGATGTTTATCACTGGATTATTTTTAATCAATGTCTGTTTTGCACCATTCAACAACGGTATTTCAAAGCCATCAACATCGATCTTCACGAAGTCTACATTGGTCAACCCAAAACTGTCCAGTGTCCTACAATCTATATCGCCGTCTTCTTGTTGTAAGACTGTTGAATTAAAGTCCTGCTTTGCTTTGTGTTCTTTATCCGACAGACCAACAGGCCAGAGCAATACATTTTTCTCTTGTATGTTCTTTTTGAAACACTCTCTAAAGTTTGGGTTTGGCTCGAAGCACACCACATTCTCGAAACGTTCGGCCAATGGTCTCGTCCACTGTCCGATGTTGCTACCTATATCCAGGCACACACGCCATTGCTTGATGTATTTCAATGCGGTATTTCTTTGGGCCTGCTGGCCACCACCTGCGTCTTCTATATATGTTGGTTCGGTGTGCTGTCCGTAGAGTACCCAGAAACTATTGGCTCCCGGCATCACATTCTTTACATGCACAGTCTGGACAGTCCCTGCACTCTGTACAAGATTGTCCACAGTGCTGTTCACAGCCACACTTCTCACAGATATATTTTATTAAACTTTTCATTACAACTCCTTGAATTTTCTCAGTATGTCTGTGTTGGGCAGTTTGGCCTGTAGTTGTTGTTGCAGTCTGTGTAAGGTCTGCATCTTCATTCTTGAATTCAACTTTGTGTAGTTGGCCACCGCTCGCCTGATGTTCTTGAGGTTGGCGTCCTGTATGTTCAGTGCCCTCTCCAGGTGTGTGAGATTCTTGTAGTGATCCTCCCACGTCCTTAGGTATCTCCTCAACGCCATCACAGGAACCGGCTGTCTCTGCCTCATGGCCTGTGCTTCGTCTTTGTTCTTTAGTTTCTTGGTAATTTCAGGATCGCCCGACACAATGGCCAACATGTTGGAGAGATCATTGTTGATCATCCTGACTTGGTCGAATGTGCCCTTGGCCATTGTTTGGTCCGCGTATGATTTAGCGAAAGACCGAGTGTCCCTGTTCTGACTCATTAATGCCAATGCTAGAAAACTTAGGTATATTCGTTCTGTGACTTCTGGAAAAGAGAATCTCTGCAAGTCACTATGTCGTCTAATGACCTTGCCCTCAGATACATACTTTAAAAATGGTGTTAACATACACATATTTATAGTACATATGCAACGTAATTTTATTCTAACTGATCTAATGAAAACAGGTGAGAATACCTTGTATGAGCAGTTCATTAACATGCATAGTTTAAAGGATCAAACGTTTGATTGCACATCTGAGTACTACATGTTACAACACTATGACTTAGATTCTTATGATAGAAAGTTTGCTATTATAGATAGATCAAAGAAGGGAGAACAACATCCTTCACACAGTATCGAATACAGAGAAGAATTAGATCGTAGGAAAAAATTATTACACAGTCAAGGATTTACTTTTATACTAGCAACACCGTGGGAGTCTCAGGAAAATATAGATGAAATAGTATTGTATCCAAAACAGACAGATGAGACCATATGGTCAGGTGGAGTGTCTTGGTTTTGGTTCTATATGTACAACAAACACAAATATAGTAAATTCAATTTCACACACGATCACAACGGCAGTTACTGGCACAAGAAACATGATTTTCTGTACCTAAACAAGGCACCCAGAGAACACAGGGTCAAACTGTACAACAAATTAAAGGAAGCCAATGTTCTAGATAACAGCATATACACTTTCACTATGTTGGATGAGCCAATCAGACTTGATAAGAAATACGAGTTACCAGGCATAGATCCTAAAGACTATCCACGTTTTGGTAAGGACCAAGACATATATGAACTGCCTTACATAGACACTGTCTGTTCTATAGTTTCAGAGACCAACGACAACGACTACGAAGTGTTCATGACCGAGAAGATATGGAAACCCATAATGGCACAGCACGTTTTTGTTGTTCACGGCAATTATCTCTATATGCAAAAACTCAGAGAAATGGGTTTCAAAACATTTGGTAATTATTTTGATGAAAGTTATGATCTCGAGAAGAACAAAGACAAACGTATTGAGAAATTGACTTCACTTTGTACAGACCTAAAAGAAATGTGTAGCCATGGTAGTGTAGTTGAAAGTGGCAATAAGAAATGGCAAGACATCTATCTGCAGACGAAGGCTCTAAGACAACACAACTATGACACATTCTTCAATGAAGAAAAATTAAGTGCAGAAATTAATAAGACCTTAAATCTATTTTTTGAATTTGCTGACAGCCGTTAAGTTTCTTCTAGAGAATCCTAACCTATCTACTAACTTCACAGCATTACCTGACTTGTCAACAGCAACGAAACCCTCTGGTTCTGTAACTTCTAGTCCACCATCCGTCTGTTGGAATGAACCTATTGCCTGTGCTTGATTCATTTTCTTCAACACAAAGCCTTTCATAGTCTGCACTGCTTTGTAGAAAGTTAGCATTGCCTGTAAAGGCTTTTTAGCTCTGTTAAGGAATACGGGCATCTGTTTCATCTTGTCCTGTCTTAACTGCAATGCCTTCTGTGCCTTCAGTCCAGACATCTGCTGTTGCATTCTGTCTGCGTAAAACTTCTTGAATCCTAGTAGAAACTGATTTACGTTGCTAGGTAGTTGTCCTTGCTTGACCATTGCGTTAATGTATATCTGAAACATAGGAATAAAGTCTTGGTTCTGTCCCAACACACTTGATAGATTCTGTGGTACACCATTCAATAATGTCTCTAACTTCTCTATGCCGTTGTAGAATTGTTTTGTTTCATCGTCTGTGAACTTCGCACTGCCTGACACGTCCTTGTATGTGGCGTTGTCAAAAAACACGTCATTGCTTTTTGCGAATGAGCTCACATCCGCCCCTCCTTGTGCATTCATGTCGGCTAGAGAATCGCCCACATATGTTGTATGGAATATGATCCCCACTTTGGCTCTGTCTATCTGTTTGCCTAAGTCGCCTACTTCAGGCACAGCATAAGTTATTGTGTTGGGTGTAAAGGTTAGGTTAGGCTTTCCGTCTACGTTCTTACGGGTAATGTCCTCGTCTGTGAACAGTAGATCTCCTTGTACCACTCCCTGTATGTTAAGTTTCTTTAGATGCACTAGGCATTTCAATAACTTCTGTCCTAGTTCGTCTGTGCCGTGATTGGTTGCTATGTCCTTCTTGGTGTAATTTACTTTTGCGTTTTTGGCGAACACAGATTTTGTTCCTACAAAGAATCTACCGTTGTCTGGATTGGTTCCACACACCACAGCAGGAGCACCGTCCCACTTGACGGACACACTCATCGCTTCTGAACTAGATCCTTTTAAGGTTAGAAGCAGTCCCCTGAAGTATTCTACAACTGCCTTGCCACCCTCGTACCCATCGGTGATCACTATGTCCTCTATGTGTTCGAGGTGTGTTCTTTTGAATTCTGTTAGTACATCTTCTATAAGCATATCAATATTTATGGGAGCAATTTAAACTTAGATTCGACCTGTTGTCTGTTTAGATCATACTGTTTCCCGTGTAGTGCGAGGGCAATGCCTTTATGCACATCGTCTTCTAAATTCAAAGGTGTTTCAATGTTGTCCTTGATATTTTGCCAGTGTCCTATTATAGTCGATTGACTGGTTAGCCATTTATCATGCTCTTCCACAGTATAATTGTAACCTATCTTTTTGAATTCGTCAACCGTGGCTTGCGAGCCTTCATACATGACAGACCAATTAAACACTTTGGTTATCTCAGGTATGGGTTTTATCTCGGTAAAGTTATCATCAAACAGTTTGTACATCCATTCTGCCACAGCAGATGCTATGGGTATTTTGCTGTTGTCTTTCCAAAGATCTGTTTGCCATTTGATCCATGAATCTCTCCAGCCATACTGTAGACCATTTTCATTTCCTAGAACCTCGAGGTTCTTGTGAAACCAATTTAACAACAACACTTCACGATACTTGTCTATGTTGTTCCGTATGACTATATCGTCTTGTGTTATCATGCCTTTGACATTGTTATAATTTTCTGTAATGACAACTTTTGTATTATCATTCTTCTTTGCTATGTGTAAAAAATTTATTATTTCATAATCATCGGAGTGTGTACCTTTGTCGTGATACGTTGTCATACCGTCTAGGTTAGTGCCCACAAGTTTAAGGCAGATGTAACTGTTGTTACCGCCCGATGGTGCTATGAAATATATCATGTAATGTAATTCAGTATGTGCTTCTCTAGTTGTTTGTATTGTTCTGGCTCATGATGATGTCCGTATCTATCTATATCTGTATTTGATTTCATAGTGGTAAACATATATTCATTTGCACAAAAACTCCATAGGTCCATGATATTTTTGTTTTGTTCTATAAGTTTAACCTTTTCAAATCCTTGACATCCTTGTATGTCTTTTTTATCAAAGTTGTTGCACATATCAAACATTAGATATCTAATGTTGTTGTTTTCTAGATAGTTTGCAAACAGTATAATATCAGTAAACAATTTATCATAATATGTTTTAACATTTGGAATAATTTTGTAGTAATCGTCGACTAGTTTTTTGAGATCCTTTGCATTAGTACCTTGTAGTTTTATATCATCTCTTATGAAGTTACTGTTTTGTAAAGGTATCCAACTTCCCTCAATTGGTTTGTCATGTAGGTTTAGTGCAAGTTCCCATCTGTGACTGAATGTTATTGGAACCAGCACGAACTTTGGATTGCCGTTTTGTGCTATCCATTCTATACTGCTTCTCACAGTACGTTGAAATGATGTTGCTTCTATACCTAGGTTCACAACGCTTTCGCAACCTAGTGCTTTCACAAAGTCATCACTAGGTTTCCATATGTCAGTGAAACTACAACCATTCATTAACAGCGTCATGATATGTAATCCTCCCTGTCTCCTTCACGCACTAGGTCCAGTGAGCAACAATGCAATCCACCGTCCCAAAAGTATCTGTGTCTTAACGGTACTATGATAGGTTCTACTTTGTGTTTCTTCAGGAAGTCAAACACTTCCTTGTTGTAAGATGATACCAGCATACACTCTTCAGATACGCCAAGTGTGTTTATGTCAAACACTGTTTCAGCACAATAGCCAACCCAGTGATCGCACCAATCATTTATAAATTTGTGCAGTTGAGGATTGTCCTGCTCCCCATCTATCCACCACCTGCCATTCACTAAACTTTTCTCCTGCATCCATTTGTTCATGCTAGGGTGCATCCATCCCTGTTCGCCAAGTTCAAGCCTATCCCATTTGGCCAGTAGTTCTTTTTCCTGTGAGGGCGATTTGCCAACCCTCATGAATGCCCCTGGCTTGATAAAACTTATGATGCCGTCTGTGTGTCCTACTTCATCTGTCTGTATGATTTCATATCCTTGCTGTTTCCACTTGTCTATGATATGATCGAACATGGGCCTGTCTGGATGTACAAATCCTTGTTCTCCATCTGCAGGCATAATAATATGTTTGCCTAGTTTGATGCTGTTGGCACCTGATATTAATTCATGTCCTTCAAACGATGCTCCACCTGGACCATACACTTCATTGAATAGGTCGACAAGGCAGTCTTCATGTACTATGTCTTTCATGTAATCATACACACCGTTAGTGTTTTGTTGATAACAGGTGTTCCCAAGCGTAAGGAATATGTCACGTGGTTGCAAAGGCACATGTGGTATCTCATCTTTGTTTGTTAGTGCTTCTCTTTGCAATGGTTTGGGTTGAAACACTTGTACTCCAAGGCTTTCTAATACCCTTTTGAATTCTGCCATATCCTCGTTTGTTTCACGAAGTATCTTTTGCATGGGTGCCTTTATCTTGTCTTCGGTTATCCAATCAAACACATCTTCAGACAGTCCTTGTCCTATTGCTACTGCGGTAAGTTTTTGGAATGGAGAGTGTGTCGAGACCTTTATCTTCTCAGACATTAGTCCTCTTTGTATTCGCCGTCTTTTATTTTAAGTACGTTCTGTTTTACGTCTCTGTTCTCTTTGATACGAGCGACACCTTTGCTGAACTTGGATGCGTCCATGTTCTTGAGTGCTGAATTGAATCTTTTTTCTAGTTTGAATGCTGTGTCTTGATCGAAGTTTTCTCTGATGTAAGTCATTAATCTGATTGCTGACTCTAGTATGTGTGATGCTCTGCTTTCGACCACTTCTTCCTTGTCCCTCTTCAAGGGCATCGAGCTCAATTCTTCTAATAGGCTTTTAGTGTGTTTTTGCATATATCGTATTTACTTCTTGTGCCTGCTCATTAAACTTTCCTGTAAACGAAATATTTACGTTTGTTGCGATCGTCTCTTATATCCAGCACCTTTAAGTTGAGCATTTCTGCTAATTCAATGATAAACGGTACATTCCAAGCAAAGAACTCTATCCATTTTGCTTCAGGCTTGTCATGTTGCACACCAGGATTTACCCTAAAGAACATCATGCCTCTGTCCTCTAGCATGTTAACACATTTTGATACTTCTGCTATGATCTTGTTGCGTCCTCCAAAGTTGATCGATCCCAATGCAAGTATGATATCAAATTTATTCTGTGGTTTGTAACTCATTAAATCCAATTGGTGGTCTGCTTTATTGTTGTAAGGATCGATACCTATAAGATTGTGTATCTTTCCCCTAAACTCATTGTAACCACACCCCACGTCAAGCACTGCTCTTGGATTCAACTCGTTCACTTGATCGATCAGTGATAATCCAGAATACTTCCACTTCTTCATGTCAGCCTGCCAATGCTTTTGAAAATATTTGTGTAGGCATTTTGTGTCAATGTCGTTGGTGTAGTCAACTAGATTTTCATGTCTGTGATTAATCTCCACATCAAAAAGATTTTTAATCAAGTGCTGAGTAACCTTTGAAACATCATTGCCTGTTTTGCTGACAAGTTCTGCGAAGATCTTCCTATTCATATAGATATACCTTGATGTCGTTCTGTTGATAGTTATGTAGTGTTCCGCCTGGTGATGGGAAACCAATCCCTAGGCTTCTACACAGATCCCTATTGTCCTTTGGGGTGGAGATCCTGTCTGGGTTGTCTTTGACAAACTGCATTATATCCTTGTTCTCTGCCTGGATGTGTTCCCACATAAGATCAAGGTTTACAAAATGTTGATAGTTAGGATATGTAATTTTAAATTCTCCACACAGTTTCCACCATTTGAAACATTCAAAGTCGTTCCTGTATACCATCACAATAGGATAGCCTAGATCCTTTAGATGGTTCAGTTCGTGTGCAAAGGTGTGTGACTTTATGATCCTTTTACCTGTGCCGGAAAAAGGCAAGTCCCAATTATCTCTTGTGGCCCTGAACTCCATTCCTGGATCCCAATACGCACCTGTGTGCATTAATTGTTTTGTGCCAGGTGTATCGGCGTCGTGCCAGTATGTTCGTTCTTCTGTGTAATCTGTGCTGTCTACGTCTGCTGAGCCGTGTATGTTTTTGAACACACTGCTCCATTTCGAACCTGGAGCACCTGTCATTAGTATGTACATGTATCAATATTACTATTCTTGGGTGTGAATGTCAAGTTTGTGTTTGGAATCTTTTGTGGTATTTTCTATGAAGTCCCAAGTCTTGTCTGTGGTTCTTCCTGTGTACTGTAAGATATATCTGGTATCCCAACCCATGTTTGCTGTGCCATGTGGAAAGTCTTGCCAATGCCAACTGATAACATCACCTGCTTTCCAATGTGTGTGCACCGCTGTGCCTTGATGCCATATCTGTCCCATGCTCCAATCATTTAGGAATACCACGAACCTGTGTACTTTCTTTGGATCTATGTCATAATCCAATTCATCAAAACTGTTTTGTCTATCTAGTCTTGCGGCAAAGTTGTCCATGTGCATATGTAACAGTTGTCCGCATACCTGACTATGTAATTTTAATTCATAATCGTAAAGACCAAGTAGTCCTTCTGCCAATGCTACTGCTTTAGGATCAGTAAACATATTTGCTCTGCCATATATCTTTCCCTCAGGGTCTCCACCTGATCTCACTATGTCATATACTTCTTGGTCTATACCATAGTTCTCTCCAACACTTTTATTTCGTGTTGCCCAATGCACTGCGTTGTCCTGTGCTTTGTCACCGTAGGTGTTTATGAAGTAATCACAATCCATATCAATATTGCCATGGAACATTAATACATCTTCTATGTTGTCTTTCTTGTTCCAATCAAAGTGGTAGGCACCTCTTTCTAGTGCCCTCTTCTTTTCGTAGTCCCAACGACTCTTGCCATACTCTAGTTTCTTGCCAGTTTTGATTGCGTTAACTTCTGTGTGTGCTTTGAGATTTTTTATTGTTTGGTCAGAGTCTTGTAGATCCTCATCAATTTTTTTAAGTACTTTTTCCGAATAATCTTTGCTGTGTTCCATGCTGATATTTAAGCCGTAAAAAAAGGGCGATAAAATTACCGCCCTTAAATTATTAATAATTTAAATTATTATGCGTATACCGTCATCAATTCTTTTGCTTCTGGAAGTTCTCCAGTTTTCTTTGAATTGATTGTGTATAAGTCTCTTCTGAAATCGTTGATTACTGCATTGATCTCATCTTGAGCTTCTTGTGTATCACAAAGTTTCTCAAGTTCCATTCTGCCTAAAGTAGCGTGGAAAGTTTCGTCTTTAGCGATTTTGGCATATCTAGAAGATATAAATTTGTCTTCTATACACTCAGCCATCATTGCCCAGTTTCTTGCCGCTCTACCTTCCGCTAATAATTGGTATAAACCTAACATTAGTGGATTGCTGTTGCAGTTGTACTTTTTGATTAGCATCGCACCTTTAAGCTCTAATTTCTTAGCATGAGACTCTATTGCCTCTTGCATGTCGATTTCTTTGCCTGATAGGTACTCAACAACTTCTTTAACGAATTGAAAGTGCTTCGCTTCATCGTGTGCTTGTTTTGAAAGAAGGATTAATTTCTCAGGATCAGTTCCTGGCGCCGCCGCCGCTACTTCTCTTGAAATTTCTTCCATGTTCATTCTTTCGTTAACCATACGACCAGTAAAGTTGTCAATCAACTCTTCCTTGTTTTCCGCATTCTTTTCGTAGTAAGCCTTGATCTGCATCTCACCAGCCTTGAATAAAGGCTCGTTTTCCGCTTCAATCTTTGCTACGAATTCTTTTGCTGTTAACATATGTTTCTCCTTATGTGTCTTCTTTTATAAAAGTATAGATATTTATCGGAGTTGTCTGTATCAACTTAAATAGTTGGTAAATGCGAATCTTAATCAGCCAGATAGAACATATTAGACCTCCCAGGAACTTCGTATTTGACGCCTTAGAACGCTCATACTACCGGTTCTTACAAGGACATGAGCTGGTGCCAGTACCCAACATCATAAAAGTACCAGATATTGATTATGACTGCCTTGTGTTAACAGGTGGTCCAGACAGTGTTGCAAGGAACAAGACAGAGAATTTATTGTTCTATGATGCATTTAACAAAGGCGTGCCTATCATAGGGATATGTCACGGTGCTTTTGCTATCAATGACATCTGTGGAGGTATTCATGGCAAAGTATCTGGCCATCTTGATAAGGACGTAGTCATTACAATGGAGGGAAGTGATCACACTGTAAGATGTTACCACACACAATCTATTGAGAAATTGCCTGCTGAATTTGTTGCAATAGCAAACGACAAGCGAGGAAACATAGAAGCATTCAAACACGTGTCACGTCCTATATACGGAATCATCTGGCATCCTGAAAGGATGGATGTTCCCGTCCTGCCTGCTGAAGTTAAAAAATTACTTGATTGGGTTCCTTCGGTATAGCCATACGTACCTGTGTGGCCACTCTCTTTCCGGCAGTGTGCCGTCTGTGTTGTATTCCATTTCAACACGCTCCACAGTGAAGTCCATCAGCCTCGCATAGTAATCTATCTCTTTTGTACCCCATTGGAACCATTTAAGTCCTTGGTCATTCTTGTATCCACCCGGAGCACCCCTCATGTATAATCGACCACCTGGCTTTAGCCATGACTTGAGTTTGATCAACATATTTGCTATGTCATCGTGGTTACCCCAGTTCACAGATCCAAGTGCCAGCACAACGTCAGCACATTCAGGTTTGAATGGTGCGTCCCAGTGTCCACAGACTATGTCCGCTTCTTTCTCAAACACAGGATCATAACCTATGAGATTTTTTATCTTGCCTTTGAGGAAGTTTATCCCACAGCCTGCGTCAATAACAAGTCCGGGGTTCAGGTCGTTTATCTCGTCAACTAAATTCTTGCCCGAGTATTTGAATAGGTGTATGTTTGATTGCCAAACATTCCTGTAGAAGTCGTCTTGTGCTTTTTGATCTATCATATGCAGTAGTTATTATGCGTAGTCAATGCCTTTATTTTTCTGTGTGATGCTCCTGTACACCAAGAACAGCACCCCAGACAGCAACACAAGGAACAATGGTCTGGTAATGAGTTGAGGTATCTCGTACATCGTGTCCATCTGCTGTCCAAGATTCAACCACTTGTCTATGATGATATAGGTCAGTAGTATTGCAGGTCTGCTTATTTTGAATTTGAAACAAAATAGTCCTAGTACACTGCAACAGGCCAGCGTCACGTAGTCCATGTATAGTCCAGTGTAACTTTGACAAGTGTAGATTATTATTGCAAAGATGATGAAAGCATATATTGGATAAGGTATCTCCAAAATCTTAACAAGCAGTTTAGATGTAAAGATGCAGATAAAGAAAGTCAATATTGTGGCACCCACAAATCCATATCCCAACAAGGACAGAAACTTTTTATCTTCCAGCATGAAAGGATTACCCACATCCAGTCCAAACGTGATACACATAGCCATGAATATGGCCGCGAATGGAGATGCTGGTATTCCAAATAGAACAGTGGGGATCGGACTGCCGGCCTTCTGTGCGTTGTTGGCTCCCTCACAACCTGCGAGTCCCCTTGGATTGCCCACACCAAATTTCTCTTTAGGGTGTGCTTTGACTGTGGCACCATAGGCCAACATGTCTCCAACAGGTCCCACACCTGGCAACATGCCTGCAACAAATCCTATGAATCCTCCACGGACAGAGTCCTTCCAGAACCTAAGTGTTGCCCTGAAGCCAGAGAACAGTTGTGCGAAATAATTGTTTATTGGGGCAGGTCGATTCTTGCCCAGATGGAATCCTGATATCAATTCTGGTACTCCAAACAGTCCTGCTATCATCATTATGATAGGCACTCCGTCTTGCAGGTACAATGTTCCAAAAGCGAAACGTGGACCTTGGGTCTGTGGATCTATTCCTATTAGTCCTATGAACGCACCTATCAGAATGGCACAGCAACTTAACCAAAAGTTTTTGGACACTATGAATGCCACTGATGCAATTGAAAGAGTCATGAACATGAATAGTTCCGGTACACCAAATTTATAAATGACAGGAGCGTAGAAAGGCAACAAAGCGAATGCCAACAGGCCAAAAAATATGCCGTTGAACGTGCTGTCGGCCATTGCTATTCCTATGGCCTTTGCGGCCTCACCATTCTTACTCATCTTGTATCCATCTATGATGGATGCCGCTGTTGTACTTGCACCTGGGATTCCTGTGAGTAGTGATGTGTATGAGTCTGCTGTGCTAGATGCCGCTATGACACTTATCAAAAATATTAATCCGTAGTAGGGATTTGGTTCGAAGTATCCTGCGAATGAGAATACTAGGAGCATCGCCGTTCCGGCACCTGCCATTGGTATTACACCTAACAATATTCCGTATACTGTTCCTAGCAGGCACCAGAGTGCGTAGTCCATGTTACTTTAATAGTTCAGGTTTAAATTCAGCCTTCCAACCAAATATATTATTGAACCACCAAACTAGATTTTTTAGTTTTTCTTCAGTGTACTGTTTTCTCTGATCTAAAACTATCTTGTCTGCTTTCTCGCCAATTGCCCATTGGTAGTCTCCACCAGATGCTTTGGCAATTATTGCTCTTGACTCAGGATCTTTAAGCATTTTCTTCAATGCTTTCACAAGTGCTTTTCTATGTTTTGCACCTTTGTTGACCCATAAGCCTTTTTGTAGTGAATCGTTTTGGAACTGCACTAATCTGTATGCATCATAAAGTTCACCTTTAGGTTCTTCACCCCAAGTTTGTTTGAACACTGTGTCAAAGTCTTTTCCTGGTGCGTTTGGGTTAGTCACGATCTTTTTCTTCTTTGGATCGTAGACACCTTGTGTGAACCATAGTTCACCTTGCTCGAACTTGCTGATCTTCTTAGTCCATGCAGTTGGGTTACCTCTGAATACATTGAACTCGCCTCTAGCGAACATCAATGTACCTTGCTTGTCGTTCACACCTTTTACGTATGTCATGTCGTCTTCTACACACTTCTTGTATGATTCGATCTTGCCGTCTAGGTTACCGCAGTACATAAGGATCATTCCTGTTGTGTCACCTGCCGCATGGTCATTTCCAAACACCATGCCACCGTCTTTTGGATCCCAGTCTTTTCTTTTACCTACGAAGATGTCAAGCAACTGTACACCGATTGCGTCCCAGTTCCTGTAGTCGTACTCCACACCTGACACAACTAATGTGTTCACAGTTGTAGTACCACCTGTTACAGTCACGGCGCCATCTAGGAATCTGTTTTCTTTTTCCCATTTGTTCATGCCCAGCCTGTGTCTTGCACCTGGAATGTGAACTGACTTCACATCGCCATCGATATGTTTCTTAAGTTCCTTTATCACAACCTGTGCCCATTGATCCAAACCTGATCCTGGTTTAGTGGGAAGATAGATTGTGTATTCCGCCGCCATGGCAGACACAGTCATAAAGAACGAAATGACTATCGCTGTTAATGTTTTTTTCATTTATTAAGGCTCCTTCTTTTTAGTTTGTTGTTATGTTAAAATAAGATATCCCACTTGTCAATACGAAATTAATGTGGGGAGAAACAATACGACGAAAGATAAATGGGATATTTTAGGATTTTTGTTGTGAACTTCCGGTGGAGCGTTACAACAATATGTACATATAATTATATCCTGAACTATATACTTTATATGAAACTGAGTCAACAACAGAAGATAAGGATGTACTCACATCATGATCGCGACTTAGATATCGAGGACGAGTTTTGGCCCATTATGGGCATACTATTGGCCATAATAGGTGTATGGACAACAGTTATACACTGGATAGACTGGGCCACATTTAATATTATTCCATGGTGGGCGGAACCTTTTACTATCACGCCAGTGATATTTTTAATCATAATGAAGGAGAGGTTTGACTCCTTGAATCCCTTACACTGGTGGCCCATGGTCTGGGGTTATCAAGCCAAACTGCCAGATGAGGATAGGATAACCATAAGACCGTTAGACACCGAGAGGATCTTGAATGAACACGGAGGTAGGCTCAACGTGTACATCATAGACTACGAACACATCAAGTTCCGTAGGAAGAAGGATGCTGTTATTTTTGGGTTGAGATATTTTTAGCAGGTCGAAACACGGTGCCGTATTTCTTTTCGTAGACGTTGAGCTTGTCGGAGAGTTCTTTGACGATCTGTTGGTAG